ATGAAGCATACTCTGTCCGGCTTACGGGCAAAATGATTCTATCAATATTTGCGCCGCTATTAGGCGTTGTTACGTAAGCATCCAATACCATAACTACTTTGGAATCAACGCTGTAAGTTGATTGGCCTGTTACTAAATTGACAGTAACAAGCTCTACTTCCCAAAGATTAACGCCTTGGTTAGCCCACCGCGACAACATTAAATTGGTCGCCATGCGAGCCGATTCCATATGCTCTTGCGCTATAGCTGTGTTTCTAACCCCAGCCAAATTGAACGCGTACANCGTCAACTCGCCAAGTGAGGGCGAAAAATTGTAAGTTCCAGATGTAGTCATTAAACGCCCTCCATCTTACGTTTTTCCCAACGCAATTTTGCTGCTTCTGATTGTTTAGCGCAAAATTCAGGCGATCTTTTTAAACCTTTTAAAGGGCTTAGTTTTCCCTTCATGGGAGAAATTCTGCCTTTTGCTTTTGCCGATATTTTTGCCCGCGTTTCATCGCTGCGTTTTTTACCGCGATGCCAAGCAGATGCTTTTTCTTGTTGTTCTTTAGTTAATTTAGGAAATCCGCGTTTTTTAGCCAATTCAGACAAAATTAATTTTGTTTCTTCTTTATGTTTGCGGCCTTTAAAAAATGCAACCATTCCTTTATTTTGTTCTGATAATTTTCTTTTTGTTTCTTCTGAATGGCGAAATCCTGAAATTCCCTCACCTCCGTTTGTAATATTTGTTAAATCAATTCCCAATTCCCGCCAAAATTGAATTTGGTTTCGTTCTAAAGAAAATGCTTCTTCCTCAGATAAACCGGATGCAACAATTTTAACTTCAAATGCAGAACCAATGCGGTTCAATTTAGAAACAATTGCCTGATGATGCTTATTCCTATTTTTCATAGAAAAAGCACGGTTACCATGACCTTTACCAACGTAAAAACATTCGTCTCTATCCAGACGCCAATGTTCATATACGTAGTAATTATTGCTGGTGGTCATAACGACTCCTTAAAAAGTAGTCGCAGTATCGTTAGCTATAAGTACGCCGCCAATATTAATACTGACAACCGCCTGCGTTGTAACACTTGATGCAATTTGGAACCGCAAATCAGTCTTTTCTGCATAGGGAAATGGAAAATGGCGTTGCACTTCATATGTTGTGTTAAATGGTGTGGCTACAATTAACCTTTGAACACCCGACGATGAATTGGTAATTGCCCGATACGTTGTATAATTTGCGCTGTTTCCGTTGAATGAAGAATAGGCGCCGTAACGCCAACCATAAAACGTATATCCAGCAGGAACCGTGTATACAGCCTGTTGAGATGCGCCAAGGCTTGATGTTGTTCCGTTAAATACACCCGTATTAATTTGTGCGTATGTTACGCCGCCGTTAATTAATGTTATAACGCCAGATGGATTGGTTGCGCTTCCAACGGAAACAAACATATTATTAATGCGCAAATACTGGTTTACCGTTGGCACGTTGGTTGTGCCATTTAAAACAAGATTTTCAGTAAGTGGATTGTAGTTAGCATCCAAGCCAACAATTGTAATTGTTGCGGTATCGGTATTTACCGTACTGACAAGGTTCATTGTCACAGCGGAAGATGGAAATACATACTCCGTTGTAGCCATGTTCTCCCAAACGGTACGGAATACGCCAGCCGTTGCAGAGGTTGTGCCGTAACCAAAAATGTTTTGCGGAGCATGGTTTGTTATTTGGCCACGCGAAACTTGCATTTCAAATGGCTCGTATTTGCCATTTTGTGTAATTGAAGGCCAATTAACACCCGTTTGCGATTGACTAACCATAATTATTTGCCCTTCTTGCGTGCCGCAGCGGCATTATCGACCAAATTTGGATAAGGCCGACCCGCAGCCCTTGCTCTTGCTTTAGCACTTTGCTGCTCTTTGTGCGTCAAATGCTTTGTATGATGATCTTTGGGCAACTTAGTTTCCCAAAATGCTTTATCAGACATTAGCAGCCCCACTTACGCAGTGATTTATTAATGCGGCTATCTGGGTCAGCAGCTTTTGCCGATCCAGTCATTTTCCGCTTCANCCCGGTCATCCGGGAGCAAAAATTATCATGACGAGGATTTTCTTTATCCTTCGTTGGCGCTTTNAGATTATGGCCTTCTGCACGAGCAGAAGCGCGCCCTTTGGCGTTTAACCCGCCAGACGGTGATTTGCCTTCAGAACGTGTCCANGCTGCGGTCATACTNCACCCATGAGAAAGTGAGGGGGCTNTTACACCCCCTCGCNAACATTAATCGTGTTCAGGCTCGTAGGACTTGTGGCCTTTCGGCTCCATGCCGCGATTTGCCGTGGAAAGTGGGTGCATGTTTGCGCCAACTTCGCCACCAGCTTTACGCGCCTTGCGGTCTGCACGATGCTTGGTATGTTCGCCGTGCATTGCGTGTTCCGCATGAACATGACCACCGCGCTTACGCTTTGCGCGATGTTCAGCCTTTGGATGCTCGTGATGATGCTCTTTGTGCATCATGTTGAGGTGATGGACCTTGCCACCATGCTTGCGCTTGGTGCGGCCACCGTGCTTACGTTCTTCCGCTTCATGCGCCGTTGGCGAATTACCACCAGCGTATGCATCATGAACGGCAGCATCAGCGTATGCTTCGCCGTGTGTGCCGTCTTGATCAGACTTACCCTTATGTGCCTTCATGGCCTAGTTCCTTAGAAGTTGTAGTACTGGGTTAAGCCAAATAGACCCGTGGTGTACGGAACCATATAGGCTTGAGGGGACTGACGGACAATCAGTTTATTGGCTCCGCTGCTTGAAGTTGCAGCAAAGGTTCCACGAACATCTGCCGTTGTAGCCGATGGAGTGGTGCGGTCAGCAGGAAGATAGTTTGTTGCCGCAGTAATCAATGTCGTAGCAACTAGCGACGAAGCATTGTTTACTATGATATCACCAAACGTATCTGAACGCAGTGGAAGACCAAACACATCAGCCGTACCAACAGAATAAGCATGAGTTGTATCAGCCGTGCCACCCGAAAGTACCACAGACTTGATATACTTAAATGCCTTCTTGCCATTGACCGTGCTACCCGCCGTAATCGTAATATTTTCGGTCATTGGATATCCGTAGACATCATAACCATTAACGCTTGCGGTAGTATATGTAGCACCTGATGCTGCCGTAACACTCACTGCACGACCAAGAAGAGCCTGTGGACTCCAATTGCCTTGGCTCGGCGTCTGAGCATTGTTTGGCACGGCGCACTGCTGCACGTTCTGGTAAGCAAGAACTACTGTTCCAGAAGTTGCAGTCAAATTGCCGTTAGTCTGATATGTGCCCGTAGTCCCTTGCGACACCGTGGAATAAGTTCCCGTTGTCGTAAGCTGAGCAACAACTTGAGTACCAAGCGCAGTACCCTGAGATACCGTGCCCGAAGTAGAAATAACAACCATGCCCGGACCAATTGGCATCTGGTTAGACGATGCCGTTATTGTCAGTACACCATTGCTGAATGAGCCTGTAACAGATGCATAAGCATCAAGTGCCAGAACCGTATCAGCCACGCCAGTATCTGAACGAACAAAGTTTGTATTGTTATAATACACACCCGTCGTTGAGGAGCTAGTTGTCACTAAAGCAAGAGTAGCACTTGTAGGGTTAGCCGAAGCAACAATTGCTGCCGAAGCCGCCGTATAAGGCACCGCGCTCAATGTAGTAATGTTATCTACGCCCAACCAACCATAATCAATCGCCGCCTGTGATTCGCCGGGGAGGAATGTGAATGGTGTGCGTGGATCAAGAATAGCCGTCCCTGCATAAAACAGGGACGAACCACCGATGTCTGGATTGTAATCCGCTGGCTGCGTTGGGTTTTGCCCAAAAACAATCAGTGGACCGGAGAATGCTGTATTAGCCATGTTGCCTTCTCCTTACGAGGTTGGGAACGAGCCGTAGATTGCACGCCAGTTGTAGTAACCAAACGAGTAACGCTCATAGCCCTTAACAAGCAAGTTGTCAGTGACAAAATCGACTTGCATGTCTGTTTCAAACTTAATGCGCTCCATATACGCCAAGCCATCGATGTTGGTGAGGAGGAACCAAGCATAGGACGAGGTCAAGAAGTCGTTGACCATGTAGCCTTCGCTGAG